TCCTAAGAATCGCTGCTGTTGATGTTGGTGCTGGAAACTGGACTGTAAACGTACCTGAAGTAGCTGTTTTATCTCCTCCAAAATCTAAAACACAAACTGCAGAGTTAGTAGTTGCAGATGATGTGTTATAAATTAAAGCTCCTCTAGCTGTCAAAGTAACGTTTTGAAATGACAGGTCAGCAAAGTCTGCTCTTGCAACACCAGCTGTTAAAGAAGTTGGGTTGTTAACAAGTGCACCACCACCAGCTGAATAGTTTGCTGATGTAACTTCGTTAGTTGGTGCAGAAGTTAATAGAGAAGTTGTTGCTGAGTTTAAAGTAGCTGAAGAAGTATAAAGAGCTAACTTATATTTATCACCACCAGTTTGTTTAAAACTTGAATCACCTTCTAGTAGTAACTTTTTAAAGTTGTTTGCAATCGCTTGTGTTATAGCCATAGTTTTCTCCTTACTGTTTTCCTATTCGAGGAACACCACTTTGGTATTCATCTCGTCTTCGTCTTCCCATTTGTTCAATTGAGAATCCTTTGACTGCCTCTTGGTATTTTTTATCATATAACTGGAGCATGTCAACGGGTCCTTTTAAAAATCCGTAAGCCTCAACTAGGCATGCATACAATAAGCCATTGGGAAATTCTGTACTTAAGTATGTAGTGGTAACTGTACTAGATAATCCAGCTGGTTTCAAGATATAATTTAACTGAATAGTATAAGTTTGATCAGGAGTAGGGGCTACGACAATTCGAGTCTCATCCCAATTACTGTAATATTTAGGAACTCCGGTTGTTGCTACAGGATTAAATTCTGACATAAAACTAGTATCTCGAAATTGTAAAAAATCTCGATTTTGATTTGTATTTCCATCTGCTAATTCAGAGTCTACGATTTGAGCAGATCGTATAATTAATAAATCAGTTGGAGTATCTATAAATCTTGTACCTGCTATTAAATTAGCACTAACATATCTTCTGTTATTATCAGAATCTACTTCTCTTAAAATTTTAAATTCAGCATCTTCAATAAAACCATTTAAAATAGTGTCAGTAAATACATTACTTGATACTTCTGTATAGTCTATAATTTTTTGTTTTAATTCATCGTATGTCATGATATATTAATTGTTACACTCCCTATTTGTAATAATGCTTGTCTTGCACTACCAATTATATCTGGATTTGCAGGAACCATACTTTCATTTGTTGTAGTTTGAAATGCAAAATCTCCAGGCAAAGTTAAATTAGCAACAATTCCTCCACCTCCTCCTGTTAATAAATTAAATTGTTGTGGTCTTGGATGTTGTAATCCTTGAGGATCTGCCGAATATGGTGTTGGTTCTAACTGTGGTTGTTTAGGTTCATATTCTGAAGTATGAACTCTTGCACCATTCCATTCTTTAACCATTTCTCTATATGGATATGCTAAACCAGATCGGTCTGAAATAAATAAAGCGTGTTTTCCTTTTGCTGTGTTTCCCATAATTATATACTCGGATAATAAGTTCGAGGAGAAATATATACACTAGCTGAAGAACCATCTTCTTCTAAAGCTCGCTTTAACTCATCCTCATAAATTAATTTCATTTCTTGTATTCTTGGTTGTGCATATTTCATAGAAAGATAATAAGTTAATCCAGCTATCATGCAAGGCACAAATCTATATGGAACGTCAGTTGCGTTAGTATAAGCTCCTGCGTCTTGAATTCTTTTTTCATAATAAAAATTTATAACATTTCCATTTTCTGTAGAACCGGGAGTTAAATATAAAGTAATTAAAATATGATCTATAAACCTTTGTACAAAATATTGAGATGGTTGACCTGTAGAAGACTTATTAGATAAAGCTTGAAATTGAGATCTATTAATTTTTTCTAAAGGAGAATCTACATTAGAAGAATTTCTATAAGACATTTCTAAAATTTCTGTAGCTTGATTTACAAAATTAGTAACAGCAGCTCCGTTGGAATGAGTGGCTGCGGTTGTTCCATTAACTCCACGTGTTACTCCTGTTAATTCTAAACTATTAAATCCAGTGTAAGAAATATTTTCAGATCCTACATTAATAGTTCCTGTGGTAGGCATACGATCTTTAGAGGCAATCGTAATTCCAGTAGTCGCACTTGTAGAAGAAATAGCTGCTGTTAGAGTAGTGGTTACTCCATTTGAATTACCGTCAGCGGTAGATCTAAAAATTTTATATTCATTTTGACCATCTACCAAAGTTATATTAGTTTTAGCTACTTCCCAAAAATGAAGACCTCTATTGCCCCATTCTTGAAATAATATATTTAAAGATCTTCGAGCAGTTTTTAGATTATAACCGCTCATGTCAAATTGACCAAGTCTGTTATAAGACTCTTCAATTATCTCATCAATCGAAAACGTTTTATCAAACGTCGAAGTGCCCGAAGTAGTGTTGGCCATTTAAACTCCTACGAAGTGTTACCGCCGCCACTATGAAACACAGTGATAGCAGTGATCTGTTCTGTAGTAAAACCTGAAACTACCGAAGTCTTAAACAAAATCGGTACAGGAAAATTAATTGTCATGTCATGAACATGAGCAGCTTTATTTAATTTTACTTTAGATGTTGTGCCATCTTTAAGATCTAAAACACCAGCTACGTTAGGACCAGATACGTGCACTCCGTACACTCTAGTTCTTCCAGACTGAATAGTTTTAGTTTCAGTGGTTACGTTTGTTGCTACTCCATCTACGCTATATGTTTGCATATTTTTCTCCTTAAAATTTACATGTGGGGCCGAAGCCCCACACTAATTATTTATTACGTATCGCTAAATGGTGTAATAATAGATCCTGATCCTAAGATCAAAGTATTGTGCACCAAGTATTGAGCAGTTTCTAACGCTGTAACTTGAATTACAGATCCAACGATCCCACCTGAAGTTGTTCCATTCATAGAAAGAACATCATTAGATGCGCCAGGAAAGAAAGCTTTTTTACTTCCATTATCTACTGCAATCATAGCTGCACCTGTGAACTTGTCAGTTCCGTCAGTTATGATTTGAACATCAGTTGCTAATGTGTCTATGTAAAAATAAAAACTTGCACCAATGTTGCTTGGGTTGTTTGGATCACTTCCTGGTCCTGCTACTGCAGAATCAGAGCTCGCATTAATAGATGGTAATTTATAAATACCATCTGCGTCTTGTGAAATTAAAATTCTTCCAGCATGGGCATTAACTGTTAAAGCTAAACCGCTTGCACCTAAGCCAGTAGAATTAATTGTTTTTGTTGCTCCAGGGCCCGTAGTTATAAAGCCATTTTTAGAAATGACCGGTCCTGAAAAGGTTGTATTTGCCATAATTATATCCTCCTAGTTTTCGTTCACATAGTCTCTAGGCCGTCGACTGTATGCGTCTATGTAAACTAATTAATTATACAGTGAGTTTTTTATATACTAGATTTTAATAGAGTGCAAGAGAGCCTACGGTATTTATGCATTTCAGCAATGTAGCTTTTGATTAAGTAGCTACTGAAACTTGTGGAGCTGCACCTTCGATAGTGTTCTGTCTATGGGCAATAGCTGCTTCTTCCAGTTTGATCTTTGTGATGACTTCTTTAACTTTGTCATCAATTCTGACCATTTCAAGAGTGTATCTACCATTAGATAGATGCTCCTGTTCCCACTTCAACTCCAAGGACCTTTTTTGTTTGTATAGGTCTTGTATCATCTATAACCTCTTCAAAAGTTATTCTGTTTTTCTTGTCGTCATAACTAACTCCAAGATCTTCCCATTTTATACTCTTATCTCCTAGTTTGTCAAGTATAGCATTTTCTACGCTTTTAGCATTATCTTCAGCTAATATAGTAAATTTAGCATGATGATTGTAAGCCCAAATGTTAATGAGAAGTTTTTTCATTAGTTTTTCTTTCTTATTTTTAGATTGAGGCGGAACTGTGTTCCGCCTCAAAATTATTTATTAACTTACTCCAGGTGAACCGAAGATTCCTCTAAAGTCAGAAACACCAAATTGGTATCTTTCTCTAGCTTTAAATCTTAAGTTACCAGTATCGAAGTCACCTTCCATAGCTGTTTTGATTGGTGTTCTAACGAAATGTTTCATTCCGTTTGGAACATCAGTGATAAGGAAGAACGCATTTGGATCAGTTAAGAAATTGTTCACTCTGTAACCTTGAGGAACCATTCCCATTGATCTGATTGCGTTGATATCATTATCAGCAGTTTGAGTTCTGCCTTCTGATTTCATCAATCTTTCAGCTGTAAATTGCAGAGCAGAAGGAATAATCATTCTTACTCCTTTAGCTGCAATTTTTAAACCTCTTTCATCAGTGAAAGCAGCAATGTCAATTAAAGACTGCTCTAATGATGTTTCGTTAAGGTCAGCTGCTGTTGCAAGTGTGTTTGATACAGTACCAGCAATTGTTGGGTGGTTAGTAGCAAATAAATTGCTTCCGTCACCAGAAGTGAATCCACCGCCAAATCCATTAATTAATGGATTAACTGCTTTAACTTGCTTAGTGTTAGCCATAGATCTAGCTAACGCTTTTGTGTATCTGCTTGACAGTCTGTCATACAGGTTATCTTCCACCGCTTCCTCAGTAATCGCGAAAGCAAGAGCCACAGTTTCCATAGTGTATCTTGCAGTGTAAGTTTCTTGAGCAT